CCTGCGGATGAGATCCGCAGGGAAGCCACTAACCATGAGGCCGTCGCTGACCCCCCCTACAGCTAGGGGCGCGGGTAATGTCCCTTTCGAGACATGCCTGCGTCCTGCTTTTATGCTCGTTTGCAGAACTGCGAACGGGCGTAATGGCAGAGTATGGAGGAGAGTGAGGTCTTCAATCCGATCATGGCAGACCATAATAGGAGGGCCGGTGACTTGGCATGCACCGGTACTCTTAAGTGGTTCCGCCGTGACGGATCGTTTTGCTACAAAGAGCCTTTCGAGGAATACTCCGTGGGATCGATGATAGGCGTGCTTTCCCTTAGAAAGCTGGCCGTGACAAGCGGCCACCCTCTCCTCGTATGCCTTCTTCTCGCGAGTATCAAAGGCGGCGACCAAGTCGTCACCAAAGATACAAGCGGGAAGAAGTCTACGAGGTCCTGGGTAGCAGCACCGAGCAGCCTCCAACCAGAAAAGGTGGATGATGCTAAGTACGCTCCAGGACGAGGGGGCACCCATCAAGATCCCGCAACACGATCGAGCGTTCCCGAGCTTACCCCAGCTGAGGTCGTAAGGTCCCGTGTTAACACGGAGGCCGAGGACTTCATCTGGGAGAAGGCGGCCTGACTGCACAAGGCCCTCCACCACACCCACGACTAAGTCGTGGGGGAGGAGGTCCGTCGCTGCAGTGAGGTCCGAGGACAGGATCATACCTTCTTGGCCTGTGAACTGTTTCAGGAAAGCCAGGTGGTCCCCGCTAAGTGCGTGGAACTCTGGCATCTTCCTGAGACCGGACACCAACCGCAACCGCGCTTGGTGGCCTAGCAGGCAAGATTCGGTATCAACCTTTGTTACGATACGGGCTTTTAGGCCCCTCTCGTAGACAACGGTTGCTGTCCCTCGAGGAACTGCCCCAGTGCCGAGGTAGCACTCTCGGGCTGAGGAAAGGATTCGTTCCTTGTTCCAGAAGTCCACCCAGTCTTGCGCAAGCATGCCTGGGGGACGGTACGGAACTTCCTCATACCGAGAGGCTTCCCTCTCACTGAGAATCTCCCTGCAACGTGACATATGTCCGCCTTGGCGGACAGAGTGAGTCACGCAGGCAGAGTGGCCTAAGCCGACAACCCCAAGGGGTTTCGGCTGGGCCGGAAGGAAGCGGTGCGCCCACTGGGTCGCGAAGGCCTTAGCCTCCGCAACTACAGAGGGATCCGTCTTTAAGGGCGTCGTAAGACGCTCCTTATGGAGACGGAGCTCCGCTTGAACCTTCCTCTCTGCCGCTGTGGGGAGGGCTCGCTTCACATACGAAAACTGGGCGACGGTTGTCACCCGGTCCCTTCGTGTCTGAGGCGAGAACCTCCTCATCACAGGGTTGGCCCCGGGATTCTTTCCTCCATGGAGGTGGGCCTCTCTTGCCGTACCTGCCCAATTGGACAGTACGACGAGGATGGCTTCCACCCCTTCATGGATGGCTCTGCGGGTAAGGTGGGAGCAGGTCGAAAGCGTAAGCTTTCGAGCATGTTCCTG